CAAAGGTCGAGGTGTTGAAACAGTGCATTAAAATGTTGCTGACAAAGGGCTGTACTCGTACTGTTGTTGAGAAAAATGATGATGGTACGGTAAATACAGTGTCCAAGGGTGACCTGGTACGTTCCCTGCGTAACTCATTGGCCTCTTCTCCACTGATAACTTTCTAAGATATTTCGTGGCACTTCGTTGACTTTATCCCAAATGCGTGTATAATTGAGTCATCACACAAACACTTCTTAATTAATAGAAAGCACAGTATGTCACTCCAAATTCGCCCCGCCACCCTACAAACTACCGCATACAAACCAACAGAAAACCGTTTGTTCAAAGCTTCCAGTGTTGTACCAATTCAGACACCTACTGGTTTGAAAATGCGAATCGATGGTGCGTATGATATGAACTTTCCTAAATCGAGTGACGTTGCAAAACAATACGAGATGGGAACGGCTCCGGAATTATTGGTTCGTCCTTATGTTGGCGGTACTTTCCATGTTGTGGATGAACAAATCATCGATCACCGTAAAAATGACTACAAAGGGTATATCCACACTGAAGCTGCTGTGCGCGAATTGAGTAACCGAATTGGGTTTGTCAAATCTTCGAGCAATTCGGAAATCGTCGCGCGGAATACTACATCCAAATTTGAACACAGTGCCTTCAATTCCAGCGGCGGTCAGTTTGATGTTGATATCGGATTCAATTGGTCAGCGTTTTCTCCTAATGTAGAGTCTCACTTTGAGATGGTACGAGCACTGTGCGAAAATCAGATGATCTTTGGCAAAGGCACAGTGATGTCTCGGACTGTCCCGATTATTAATAACTGGGAATCCAACATGGAAGTTGCTAACCACGTGTTGAAGCGAATTTTCGAAACGACCATCAGTCAGCGTCTTGCTGACATGCCTTCGGAGCGAATCAACCTCGCTGATGTGAAATTGTTGGGTCATCAAATTGAATCTGTGTTGGCGAGTGATAAGATTCAGAAGCAGGCCCGAGCATTTGTTAACAACATCAAAGCAAAGTTGTCTCCAATTATCGAGATGCCTGGGATGCGTTCACTTGCACTGAATGATCTGAAGCGGATTGCTTCTCCAGTATCTGTTTTTGATGCTTTCAACATCGCCACTGAGATGACATCACACTATATGCCTGAAGATGTATCTTCTAGTAAGTTGCAAGCATTCAGTAACAGCTGTATATTTGATCGCAAGCGCCAGATGAACATCGCATCAGAAAGCATGGATTGTGTGTCAGATACGTTCAATGATGCTGATACAGCATTCTTTGCAGAAACTTGCCACTAAGGGAGTCGGCCGCACATGGTACAAGAAATTCCAAAGCTGTCTAAGACAGCACTCGCAAACTTTCGGACTCGACTCACTTTCTGGACTAGGCGGGTTATTATTCAGGTACAAGTACAGACCGACTACACTTCTCAACTCACAGGATCAATCTTGAGGCACCCCACATTTCACTGGCGTGATTTAACTTCAAGTGACCTGACAACTAATCCCAAATTTTTAGAAATTTTGACAAGGAAATTAAAATGAACACCACTCGAACTCAACTCACTACAACTATTGTCCGTCATCTCCGCCATAAGAATTCAGCCAATTCGAATCTTGGAGGAATCACATTTGTATTTGACATCCACCACGACACAAATCAGTTTGCAGTTGGATACGCGGTATGCAACAAAGATGATAATTTTAGCAAACATCGTGGTCGTTCCTTAGCAACGGTTCGCAAAGAATGTAGCAACCTTCTTCCGCTCGATGCGGCTATCTCGCTAGTGGACAATGTTACGACCGTAATTAATAATACGCCAGATGCCCTGCTATCTCGCTCACAGCGTATTTTGAAACAAGAGCTGAAATCATACGCTGTGAACGCCGCGACTCGCCTCGGATTTTTGGTATGACAGTAACATTCAACTCTAATCTGAGCGGCTATTCTAGTGATCAATTCATATTTGAAGAGCAATTGGTTAAGTTGACTGGGAGGTTCGCAAGTAAGCCGCATCAACCTGGAATCAAAGCCAGCGATACACTTCGTGCTGGCTTAGTTGAGGTTGAGTTCTTGCAACCAACTGGCAAAGATGATGTAATCAGAATATGCAAGTGGGTGAAGTTCCACGAATTATATAGAATTGAGAATTAAATGGAAGCTTTTTTGTGGTTAGTGGGAATTTTTAGTATTCTGTTGATGATTTTGTTCGGTCCATTGTGGGCTGAGGCGTACCCAACTAACAGGTTTGCTCAATATGTGGGGGCGATTGGTACTATTGGATTGGCCGTCCTGGCGCTATTTGCGATAGCATCACTATTCGACAAAGATAAATGAATAAATTCGCAATCTTCCTAGATTTTGATGATGTGTTAATTGAGGCCACGAACCAAAAGCACCCGCTATCTCTCAAGGCTAATTATTGGACAACTAACGATTTCAGCTTCAACTCAACTTCACTGTATGCTTTACGGCAATTGACAACGCATCTGGAAGAAGCCGGGGTGTCGCCCATTATTGTACTGAGTACGAGCTGGATTAAATACGCCACCCGTAAGGTATTGTGGCAATTGTTGAGCCGAAACTTCCCGAAATCCGTGATTGATCTTGAACTGACGTTCTCTTGCCGCCCAGTAGTAGTAAACCGGAGACAGAGGATTGAAGTATGGCTGGCAGAGTACGCTGACCAGTTAGCTACTCCACACTCTTACTTCATCCTGGATGACACCTATTCAGGCACGGGTCTAGTTGATTTCCGGTACCCATCACCCAATACCAATACACTTGACCAACGAACACTCTTGACAAATTGGGGTAGCAATGGAGAAAGTTATTCGAATAGGTTCCTAACCACAGACCACACCACGTTAATTGCAACGCAACTACTTTACCTTCAAACGGAACCAAAATGATTTTGTATTTCATCACACTTGTTATCGCCATCGCTATAATCTCTCAGTTACAATGAGCACTTACCAACCGGCACCAAGCCCATTGCGTGTGGGTGACAAATTTGTATTACTGCACACACCGCCCCGGACCGGAGAAACCACACCACCACAATGCGGTGTGCAGTATATAGTATTGGATGCGCACGATGAGCGTGCCAGCATCCAGTTTGAATCAGTAGCAGACCCGGGCGCCGCCGCCCGCAGTTGGTGGAGAAATCGCGAAGATGTCTATTATACAACCACTCCCACCCAGGCAATCACTCCTCAGATAGGTATTGTGGGATATGGCTTCGTCGGGCAAGCGGTATCTGCAGCATTTAGCACAAGGTGTAAGGTCTTAGTATATGATACCAAGCTTGCCAACACCAAGTTAGCAGATCTAAAATCTTGCTCAGTCATCTTTATTTGTGTCCCAACGAATGCCACAAATAGCATGGGTGTCGCTGAATATGACACAACAGCATTAGATAGGTCTCTTGAGCAGTTGGCCGAACTCAACTACAGTGGAGTGGTAATCATCAAATCCACCACACCGATTGATTGGTGGGATGAAAAAAGCTCTACACCTAAACTATCAGTAGTATATTGCCCAGAATTTCTGACGGAGCGCTGCGCCACATCCGATTTTCTAGCGAGATCTCACCACATTGTCGGCACCACAGACCCTCACAATGCAGTATTTGTGAAAACTCTATATAACGACTACGGATCTTTTGACCGGTGTGTAACAGTAACTCAGCTTACTCCAAAAGAAGCTGCTCTTGCTAAGATAATTACAAATACTGCACTTGCTGTTAAGGTTGCGCTCGCAAATCAAATGTTTGACATATTTCTGGATTATGTGCACCCGGCGGGCGACACATTGAACGTCGGCGCTGAATGGGATAAATTTATCGCTGTAGTTACTGCTAATGATCCAAGACTTGGGACGACGCACTGGAGCGTACCTGGTCACACAGGCTATGGGTATGGGGGTAAGTGCTTGCCGTCGTCCATCAACCACTTTAGTAGCCTCGTTGTGGCCAGTGGGACTCCTAACTTCCATAACATAGCACTCGCTGCAAGTGAGTATAATGAATCATTGCACTATCTGAATGGTGTTGGTGGGGATTGATACCGCCCCCACCACCCACATAAATAGATCACTACACTATTGATACGTTAGAGGGACCGTTTAACCCTCACTAAATTTTGAAATATACACACGAATTATTTTTAGAAAAAGCATGTGATGTTCACGGTGATCGATACGATTACTCAAGCGTGATCTGGACTCCAACCACGCACTCGAAAACAAAAGTAGCAATCACCTGCAAAAAACACGGCGTTTTCAACCAGACAATTACTGCTCACATAAACAACCCATCTAACTGTCCAACATGCGGAGGCAAAGCCCGACACACTCTTGATACATTTATTGCCAGGTCACACATCGTACATGGCAATAAATATGATTATAGCTCTGTTCACTGGACACCAGATACAGGAGCCATGACCCCAATTGTGATCACCTGTAAAACTCACGGGCCATTCACTCAGTTGCTCAACAGCCACGTCAACAACGGGTATGGGTGCCAAAGCTGTGCAGGTAACGCTACTCACAGTATCAAGTCCTTCACCAAACTTGCTAACACAATCCACCACAACAAGTATGATTATAGTCACATAAACCAGACGCAAAAGCTCACAAATTCGTCTGAAGTAACAATTTGCTGCCCCGACCACGGGAAATTTAACCAGACTGTATTTGGGCACATCCACAGCAAGGTTGGGTGCATGATTTGCAGTAAAAGAACTAGATACACTCAGGCGGCATTTGCACGACGTGTAGAACAAACACATGGCAACAAGTATGATTACTCCCTCGTAGATTGGGACACAAGTGTCGCATCAGATTCTAAGATCCCCATTGTATGTGCTATCCATGGGACGTTCCACCAAACTGTTGATTCTCATGTGATGCGTGGATCTGGTTGCCCTGCCTGTGCTGGCAATGCTCGCATCACCCGCGAATCATTTATCACTCGAGCCAACCTAATTCACAATTCTAAATATGATTACTCAAGTGTGGTCTGGACTCCGACGATGAACGCACTATCAATGGTTGAGATTGTGTGTAAGACACACGGCCAATTTAACCAAACGATAAACAACCATGTCAACATCGGAAGTGGTTGTCAGGCTTGCAGTGCGAGTAAAGGGGAAGCAGCAATTACTGCTTGGTTGGTGATCAACAACATTAAGTTCCAACGTGAGCACAAATTCCCAGATTGCACAAACCCCATCACAAACCATAAACTTCGATTTGACTTCTACCTACCAGATCACAACACGTGCATCGAATTTCATGGCGGGCAGCACTACAAACCAGTATCATTTGGTTCTAGTAAACAAGTTAAAGATATCGAGGCAATTTTTGTTGCTAGTCAGGAGCGAGATAACATCAAGCAACAATATTGTTTGGCTACTGGGATATCACTGCTCGTAATTCCTTTCTCTCTGATTTCAGTGATACCGGAATTAATGACAACACATCTACTTCAACTAGACAGCCCGGTGCAAAACAATACTAATACGAGCAACCACGCAACATCAACAAATTAACAATTCACCGAATCAGGTTGTATACAGATTAGCATTCCGCTAAGATAGAGCAATCGGTAAATCGTTTACTGGGACCGAATAAACCAGATTTTACTTTAATATCAAGGACTTATAAATTATGATTAACAACAAAAACTTCAATATTGAAAAAGCTCGTGCAGCATTTTCTAAATCCAGTGGCCCAAAATCAGACCGACCACAGTACTACCCATTCTACAAGATGGCTATCGGTAAGAGCGCAACACTGCGATTCCTCCCAGATGCTAATCAGGATAATGATTTAGGGTTCCTGAAAGAACGAAAGTTGTGGGAGACTACAATTGATGGTGAAAAGGTTCGTGCAACATCTCTCGAATCGTTCGGCGAACCATGCCCGATTCTGGCACTGTCCCGCCAATTCTACAAGGCGAATGATAAGGTCAATGGCAAGAAGTTCTGGCCAAAGACAGACTATATGGCACGCGCTATTGTTGTTAAAGACGGTCTGCCACCAGATCCTGAAACAGGTGAGACCTACACAGGCAAGGTTGTTACCCTAGCACTTGGTAAAACTTTGTATGATATCATCAGCCACGGAATTTCTTCAGGTGAGCTTGGTGATGATTTACCTTGTCACACAGAAAATGGTGTTGATTTCATTATCAACCGTTCTGAGAAAAAAGGTCCAAATGGTGAGTCATGGTCTGATTACTCACTTTCTAAATTCGCTCGCTCTAACCGTGCGCTGACTGAAGATGAACTCGTGGTGGTCGAATTTACCGACGAAAACGGCGGTACTCCCAACTTTGTAGACCTCCAAGTACTCTTGGGAAAGAAGCCAACGGTGGAGTATCTCGAAGGTTTGATTGAAGATGTGTTGTCAGAGTCTGGAATGGATGCTCCAGCAGCACCTAAAAAAGCAGTGCAACGCCGGCCCACCGTTGTTGAAGAAGATGATGTACCTGCAGTTCGTCCAGCAACAAAATCTAAGCAAGTTGCACCTGTTGAAGATGAAGCAGAAGCATTCTTAGCTCAAGTTCGTGCATCCCGCGCAGCAAAAGCACCTACAAAAGTGACGCCTGATATGGACGATGATATTCCATATTGATTAGTACCACAAGAGTATAGTTTAATATACATAGGGGGCCCAGTGCTCCCTTTTTCAGTTACCAAATGCATACAGCAAGATTAACACTAGAAACATTCCTCACAAACGCGCGTGCAATCCATGGGGACAAGTACGACTATTCTTCTGTTGTCTGGACACCAGAGACAAAATCCAAAACTAAGTTAGATATAGTGTGCCGAACTCATGGGGTGTTCAGGATGGCTATAAACAATCATACCTGCAGCAAACAAGGGTGTCCAGAGTGTTCACCTAACAAGAGATATACATTGGCATTGTTTGTCGACCGAGCGCGGGTTGTACACGGGGACAAGTACGACTATTCAACAATTAACTGGGATGTTACTACCACAAAGCAAACAAAAGTTGCGATCACCTGCCAGGTGCACGGCGTATTCTTGAAATCAGCAGCTGAACACATTCAGAGTAAGGTCGGTTGTCCGGGGTGTAGTACTAGACAGAAGTATACAAGCAAAGAGAACTTTGTGGCTCGAGCGCGTGCAATCCATGGGGACAAGTACGACTATTCTTCTGTTGAATGGCAAAATGGAATGAAAGCGATAACAAAAGTTGCGATCACCTGTCCCGCACATGGTGTGTTCGTTCAACGAATTTCCGAGCACGCGCAGGCTGAGCACGGTTGTTACAAGTGCCATAAGACACCTACTACCCATTCACTCTCTGGTTTGCTGACAAGATTCGTGGGAGTACACGGGAACAAGTACGACTATTCTTCTGTTGTCTGGACACCTGATACAAATCTACAAACCAAAGTAACAATTATCTGTAAGGATCACGGCGCATTTCAACAAGCAGTTGGTGGACACACCAAGGGCCGAGGCTGCCAGTCCTGTGCAGGACAAGAGCGTTATTCTTCAGTGGATAACATTGTCAAGAGAGCTCATAGCATTCACGGAAATCGATATGACTATTCTCGCGTTGAATGGACAGACACTACAAATGCTGCGAGTAAGATTACAATAATCTGTACGAAGCACGGGGAGTTTACTCAACGGATTGGCGATCACATCAGTGACAGCAATGGCTGCCCGAAGTGTAAAGCAAGCAGGGGTGAGGTTGCGATAGGCACATGGCTTGATAACTATAAAGTACGGTATAATCAAGAGCACAAATTCCCAAATTGTAGGAATCCTGGCACTGGTAAGCAATTGCGCTTTGACTTCTATCTACCTGATCACAACACGTGCATTGAATTTCATGGTGGGCAGCACTACAAACCATTCGACTTTGTTGGTGGTCGGAGAAAGCAAGCGATAGGGTCTACTCGCCAACACAAGCCTTCAGAAGCATCTGAACTAGAATTTCACAAGTCTCTTGAGAGAGATCGCATCAAGGCAGAATACTGCAATCAGAATGGCATCCGACTCCTAGTAATTCCGTATACAGAATTGCCGCGAGTTTCTGAGATCTTGAAACGTGAGGTCAGCGTCCACGATGGCTGCTAAATTAACACTTGAGCAATTCTTGGTTAAAGCCCATGCAGTGCATGGGGACAAGTACGACTATTCACTAGTAGAATGGACTGAGAATACAAAATCTAAAACTAAGTTAGATATAGTGTGCCACTCTCATGGTGCGTTCCGACAGTCCAGTGACAATCACATTAATAGTAAACAAGGTTGTCCAGCGTGTAGCGGTAAAGAATCGCTGACTCAGGATTCATTTGTGTATAGAGCAACTCAAATGCACAACAACAAATATGAGTATTGTAAAGTGGTTTGGACAGAGAACACAAGATCGGATACTAAAGTTGCAATACTGTGCCCCGATCACGGGATGTTTACCCAACGAATAAATGGGCACCTACAAGGGTATGGCTGCGCAGCCTGTAGCAACAATGTTGCTCTAACATTTGATCGCTTTGTGCACAAGGCTAATGAAGTTCACGGTGGCAAATACGACTACTCGAGTGTAGATTGGAGTATTAATACCAGAGCCAAATCAAGGGTGCGGATTACTTGCCCTGATCATGGGCCGTTTACCCAAATCATTGCCAATCACCTCAATAACATGGGATGTCTAAAGTGTGGTGGTAAAGAAAAGTACACCCTGACTTCATTTGTTGAAAAGGCTCAAATAGCGCATGGTGGCAAATACGACTACTCGAGTGTTATTTGGGATGAGTCAACATCTGCAAAAACAAAAGTGACCATTATGTGCACTATCCACGGGATATTCAAACAAACGGTAGATGGGCATACCAGAGGCCAAGGGTGCCCTGTGTGCAAATCAAGCAAAGGTGAAGTTGCGATAGCATCGTGGTTGGCGGAGTCCAACATCAGTTACTCACCCGAGCACACTTTCGTGGACTGTAGAAACCCAGCCACAGGTAGAAAACTACCATTCGATTTTTACTTGCCAGAATACAACACGTGCATCGAATTTCATGGCAAGCAACACTACGAGCCAGTTAAATTTAGCGGTACCACTACAACCGACTGTGCTATGGCAAATTTGAAGTCTTCTCAAATCCGGGATTCTATTAAAGAGCAATATTGTAAACAGAATAATATTCGACTTATAATTATTCCGTATACTGATATAACTAGAATCGATTTAATTTTGCCCGAACAAGAACTTGGATCTCTACGGCGTTAACTAGAGATGGCAGTTAAACTCACTCTCGAATTATTTAAATCTAGGGCATACGCAGTGCATAGTGGTAGGTATGGTTACAATTCTGTTGCATGGACATCAGATACAAATTCTCAGACTAAAGTTGCAATTGTGTGCACTGATCATGGAATATTTACTCAGCGCGTGTTCAGTCATTTACAGGGAACAGGCTGCCCTGAGTGTAGTCGGATTGCTAAGAGTTATTCCCAGGAGCTATTCTTGACCAAAGCACAACGTACCCACGGTACCAGGTATGATTATTCGTTGGTAGAGTGGGTTGTGGGGATCACCAACGCCAGAACTAAGATAACAATTAACTGCCGCGCTCACGGACCGTTTATTCAACAGTTGGATAGTCACATTCGGGGATGTGGGTGTCCGACTTGTGGGGGTAGCAGCAAACTATCACTAGAACAATTTCTGGATAAAGCACGTCGTGTACATGGAGCGAGATATGATTATACCTCTGTAGAATGGAGTGATACCACAAATGCTTATTCGAAAGTGAGCATTGAGTGCCCAACCCACGGGAGCTTTCGACAACTGATCAATAATCACACCAACAATAAAATGGGTTGCATGGCATGTGGCGGACGGCAACGGCACACACGCGAATCCTTTGTGATAAAAGCACAGCACACTCATGGTACCAAGTACGACTACTCAACAGTAGTTTGGACTGAATCCACCAACGCCAGGACAAAAGTTACAATCAATTGTAAAATACACGGACCATTCAATCAGGTTGTAGATAGCCACATAGCTGGCACTGGTTGCCCGCCATGTAACTCTAGCAAAGGTGAGATGGCCATTTCAACTTGGTTAAATGCTAACGACATCAAATACACCACCGAACACATTTTTTCTGACTGCATCAACCCTATTACCAAGCGAAAGTTGCGTTTTGATTTTTATCTACCTGATCATAACACGTGCATTGAGTTTCATGGCAAACAACATTACATACCTGTGTTGTTTACCAAGACGAACTTTGGCGAATCAACTTCTAAAATCGCCCGAGATAACCTGAGCTCCAACCAACATCGAGATTCGATCAAGGAACAATATTGTAAACAAAGAGGAATGCACCTTATAATTATTCCATATACTGATATAACTAGAATCGATTTAATTTTGACAACACATCTATTAACTAAAAAGGACAACACATATGACATTTAAATTCTTAGAAACCTTCCACAAAGAAGCGAGTAAGATTGAGGGAGTTTCCGACCGTTCCGCAGAGCCCCGCTACTGGGTTGGTAGTGGAAACTTCACTCTAAACAAAATTATGTCAGGGAATTTTAGTGATTGCGCACCTCAGGGTCGAATTCTTGGGCTGGTCGGACCATCAAGCTCCGGAAAGTCGTTTATCACCGCAAATATTGCGCGTGCTGCACAACGTGATGGTGCATTCTTACTTGTACTCGATTCGGAGAATGCGTTGGATGATAATTTCATGTCTGGCGCTGGCATTGATGTCAACACAAACTACATTTACAAGAAAGTAATTACAATCGAGAATGTGGAATCACTGGTTTACAACTTTCTAAAGGGGTACAAAGAAGAATATGCCAGTGATATTGACAACGCACCTAAAGTGCATATTGCCATTGACTCGCTGGACATGCTCATGACAGATTCCGAGTACGAGCACTTCAAAAAAGGCACAAGTTCAGCTGATCAGGGTCTACAGCGTAAAATGCAGAAGAAGATGTTGAAAAAGTTTGTGCACATGATCGAGGCACTCAATGTCACAATGACTGTTACCAGTCAGGTGTATCGAGCCAAAGCAGACCAACTACTTGAAGGAGAAGGTAAGTGGGTTGTTAACGATGCGATCCGTTACGCTCTATCTCAAATTATCTTGGTCACTCGACTGAAGCTGAAGGATGATCAGACTAAAGACGTCGTCGGCGTGCGTATGAAGTGCGCCGGATTCAAGACTCGATTCGCTCTCCCATTCCAAGAGTGTACAATGCACGTCAAATGGGGAATTGGCATCGAAGAGCACGATGGTATGTTCGAGGCTGCAATATCGCTTGGAGTCATCAAGAAACACGGTGCGTGGTATAGTCTGTCGGACAGTACAACCAAATGGCGGTCTGCTGATTTTCCTGAATATCAGGATGAAGTGCTGATTCACTGCGCTGCGCTGTCGGATAGAGCAATCACACTGATTGAACCAAGTGAAGATGAGGACGTTCCCGCTTCGACAACATCCAAGCGAGCTCAGAAGGTAATGCATGCTACAGCGCTGTTGAATGAATTAGAGGAATGATGTAATATATGAGCGCACAAGATGATGACCAACTCACCGAACGCGTAACAGCACTATTCGTTGATCGGGCGAATGTCTGGATTGAGATGTGTGTAGCAATTGCAAATTATCTGCCCGGCGCTTGGGGTTGTATAGAGACCCACATCGACTCTAGGTATAACTTGACAGAAGTGCGGTTGATTGATCTTGGGTATGATAGTTATAGTGGGATGTTGCATTATTCTATATCAGCCGAAACTCCTGGTGGTGGTACCCGATCATTCTTTGCACTTGATGTCCCGATGAGAATCGCCGCGAGTGCAGGTGACGATGATGGGTACTTACCGTTATTAGACTATCTTGAAACAACTCCCAATGTTGTAGACAAACTATTTGCTGATGATAATCCACTGGATGTTGTGAATAGAGCAATCGACAACGCACTCAGTCAATTCCCCGATATGGCGGTCGACAAAGCTACCATAATTGATCTAAACAATAGACTATCCGATGGTGATGTATTTCTATGTCAATCAAGCGACCAACTACAATAAATGAGTATAATTAATTCACTTGGAAATAACTTCGAACACCTATCTGAGATCTTAGACAAGTTCGAGTGTGAGTTTGAAAATATCACACTCGACCTCAAGATGAAAGGTAAGGCGCTAGATCAATTACTCATTGAACAGGCTAGTCTGGTTGGATATTATGAGTTAAGAGCGGTGGAATTAAAAACCTTGCGCAAGGTTATTGAAACTCGTGTAGAGAAAGTGCGAGGCCGCTTGTGGAAGCACTTCACGGAGAATCATCCGCGCGAATTAAACTACCGCGACAAGGAAAATTATGTCAACAACGAAGATGCTTTGGTAGAATTGAAAGAATTATTCCTAGAAGTGTCAGAGTTGGAAGAAAAGTATCGTGCAGCGTGTGAAGCATTAAAACAAAAAGGCTTCATGTTGAATGCACTAGTCAAAGCTCGTGTAGCAAGTCTCGATAATTTATTTTTATAATTCAATGTCAAACAACTTTCCGGCGATTGGTCAATCTCTCCCCAGAGAGCTAGCTTACCTAGCTCGGTCATCATATTCTCGTTCATCTCGATACTCCAGTCAATCATTCCCACCTATGCCATCCACAAATCCAATATCACTAGTCGAATCATCATTCAAAAATCTTGCTGAGTCCACGTTCCTCAAGGTTCGTTACGATGCCAAGAAGAACACAAGTACCCAACAATTCCAGACACAGGCTGCTGGTAAGGTCGTCTTTGCGCTGTTACGAGACCTATACCCGAATTTCCTAGTATTTGCGTTTTCAGAAACTCAGATGTGGCTCCAGTGTCCAGATAATGAATTGCTGATTCAGGTTCGATTTCGATCCGCCAATCTGTGTAACCTCGAGATTGCAGGTGATGAAACGCTTGTCAGTGGAGTTATGGGTGTACTACTCGAGAGCTTTGCGCCCGTTGATGTGATGATCTCGTGGGTATACTCCAACGATGGCGGGCAGTTCGATATCCCACTGACACCACCCAAGCACGCGGTCACTGACGCAGCATATCCATACATCGAGGGTGGTGTAGAGAAGTTTGTAGATGATTTTATTGCATCAAGTGAGAATGTGTTGGTGTTGTTGGGTACACCAGGGACTGGTAAATCAACATTCTTGAAATTCTTATTGCAGCACATGAAAAAAGACGCGATGGTTACATACGATACAGGAATTCTGGAGAAGGATTACTTCTTCGGTGAGTTCATGGAAGGGCAACACGGATCACTAATCATGGAGGATGCTGACACGTTCTTGGAAGCTCGAAGCGCTGGCAACACGCTGATGCACAAGTTTCTAAACGTTGGTGATGGTCTAGTATCAAGTGCTTCGAAGAAAATCATATTCACAACCAACTTAGAATCGCACGATAAAATCGACCCAGCGCTACTTCGCCCAGGGCGGTGCTTCTCAGTGGTCAACTTCAAGGCTCTTGAGCGCGAGCAAGCCCGTGCATTTATGTCTGAATATGACCCGACTTATGATATTAAGAAACTAAATAACAAAGATTACACATTAGCAGAGTTGTATAATTTACAAGCTCGGAACCGTACTGTAGATAGTACTAAAAAACCATTCGGATTTGTGTGATTTTTGTAAATAGACAACACATGTATCAATTGTAGATGGCAGCAAAATACACACGTGCATTATTTTTGGAGAAAGCACGTGATGTTCATGGGGACAAGTATGACTATTCTTGTGTGGATTGGGTTAACTATTCCACCGTAGCTACAAAAGTCCCCATAAGTTGTCCGACGCACGGACAATTCATACAGAGTGTTGATAGGCACCTCAATTATAACATGGGATGTCCCAAGTGTTCGGGTTCACAAATTTCACTAGACTATTTTATTAAAAGGGCACGTGATGTACATGGGGACAAGTATGACTATTCTCACGTGGAGTGGACACTAACAACTCGTAGCACATCTAAAATTAGAATAACGTGCCCTACACACGGAGAGTTCTATCAGTCAGTTTCGGCACACACAACTGGAGGAACTGGTTGTCCATCATGTAGTAACAAACAACGATACACACTAGACTCTTTTATTAAGAAGGCACGTGATGTACATGGGAACAAGTATGACTACTCCTCTGTGGAGTGGACAAGCACCACACTGGGGCAATCCAAAGTAACAATTAAATGTTGGGTACATGGGTGCTTTGTGCAGACTATAGACAACCACATCAACACTCAAACTGGTTGCCCTACCTGTGTAGACAAAACACATACTCTTGTCTCTTTTATTAAGAAAGCACGTGATGTTCATGGGGACAAGTATGACTATTCTCACGTGGAGTGGACACCAACCACTAACAATAGGTCAACTGTAACAATCATCTGTCCAACACATGGGACGTTTAAACAGGCTATTAGTGGACACATTAATCACCAACACGGTTGCACTAAGTGCAGTTCAAGCAAGGGGGAAATTGCAATCGCACGGTTGCTAGATCAATACAATATTGCATATATTCAGGAATATAAATTTCCGGCGTGTACAAATCCAAAAACCGGAAAGCTCATGAGATTTGACTTTTGGTTACCTGGTTATAATGTGTGTATTGAATTTCATGGTGAACAACACTATCACCCTGTACTATTTGGTAACAGGGGTGCGCCTGATCCAGAAGCACGTAACACACTAGCAATTGAGCAATTAACCAAAATCCAGTATCGTGATTCTGTCAAAGAGCAATATTGTAAACAGAATAATATTCGACTTATAATTATTCCTCATACCGCAAAAGAACATATTGTAGATCTGTTATGTGCGGCGCTTGGTGCTCTCTAGCACCACCACAATATTAATTCTGGAAAGAATCGAAGATTATGCAATACCGCAAAAAACCCGTAGTGATTGACGCAGAGCTCTTCACGTACCCTCCCACACCTGAATTTAAAGAATTTGTGGGCAAGTATCTAGGTAACATCAAGAAATCGAGACACATTGGCTCGAAAGCAGAAGCACAAATTTATACACTCGAAGATGGTCGTATAATGAAGGTTGCTCACATTGCTACAGAGGGTGATTATGTCATCAAGGGTGTAGAGGGTGAATTCTATGCCTGCAAACCAGAAATCTTTCACAAAACTTACGAAGCAATTAGCACACAATGAAAAATACACAACAAGAAATTATCGAATGGTTTAGCAAGGCTGTTCCCAACCCTACACAAGCAAACAAACGTGTGCAGATTGCTGTACACATTGAGGAATTTGCTGAGATGTTCAGAGGAATTGCCGCTGATGATAAAGATGCGATCAAACTACTAGAGGAACTAACGGTAGTAGCGGAAAACGCTTCTAACTATCTGAAATCAAATCATCGAGTGAATATTTTTGCAGTTGACCCCAAAGAACTATTGGACTCGCTGTGCGACCAACAGGTGACGGCAAACGGTGTGGGTTGGATGTTTGGGTATGATATGATTGGCTCGTTGGCTGAGGTGTCGGATTCTAACAATTCTAAATTTGTGAACGGAATGCCAATTTTTAATAATCAGGGTAAGATTGGGAAAGGTCCAGATTATTTTGAGCCCGACTTGAAAAAATTCTGTTAATTGCTAGCTGTCTCATCAAGAAACTTATCATGGAAACTAACACCACCGTAGATTCTTTATTACTTACACTGCGTACTATATTTCCAAATTGCGACCCAATCGAAGCAGTGGGTGCACTCATGATCGCAGCCATTGCGGCTGATGACCGGTTGAGTGCAGAAATGGCAACTGCTGCGGTTGATTCAATTTCCGAAGTCGTAAGGATACTCACTTGGTTTTCGGATGGGGATATACCAACTAGCACTGGACCACACAAGTGAATAATACACAACAACAACGTACCTGTACTGTAACGATCAAGGATGAGGTTACTTGTACGCTTAGTGGTCTGCAGTCGGAGCACACTGACATCCTAGTAAAAAATAATAGTTTCTACATTCCTGGATACAAGTATATGCCATTGTACAAGCTTGGGAGGTGGGACGGCAAAGTTTCTTTCTTCACTGGTACAGGTCGGGCGTACCAAGCTTTCTTACCAGATATTATCGCCACTGTACAACGCTTGGGATACAAACTCAAGTTGAATGACTTGAGAAGTACACTGAATATCGATGTAGCCAACATTAGTGATGATATATTTGGTGAGTATGGGATTACACTGAGAAAGCACCAAGTCGATGCTGTCAATGCTATCATTGATCAATACCACAAAGGTATTATTCTGGCGTCAACCGGCTCTGGTAAAACATATATATGCGCGGCGCTGAGCAAAGTGTATCAAGAAGTTGGGTTCCGAACAATCGTAATTGTGCCGAGTGTCACTCTCATCAACCAAACAGTCAAATCATACGAGAGCGTTGGCCTTGATGTTGGCTCTTACTCTGGCAAATCAAAAGATTTAGATCACACTCACGTGATCTCTACATGGCAGGCTCTCAAGAATCATCCAGAAATTATATCTGGTGGTGGATTCAATGCAATTATTTGCGATGAGGTTCATGGCGCCCGAGGTGAGGTGCTTCAAAAACTGTTGATTAAGCACGGAGGTAATATTCCAGTGCGAATAGGGTGCACTGGAACTCTACCAAAAGATGAATCTGATAAACGAACAGTGCTGGCGGGTATAGGTAATGGAATTGTGTACACAATCGAAGCCGCCACACTGATGGACCAGGGGTTGTTGGCTACAATCCAAATTACTCAGATGGCACTACAGGATACTCACGATCCAAAAAACAATTCATTTTCTGAATATGATTTTGAGAAGAAAGCGCTGATCCTGGACGACGCACGTAACGAATATCTTGCTGATTTTATCAGCCGGACGGGCGAAAAGGGTAATACACTAATCCTAGTGTCTTCTGTGAAGCAAGGAAAGACTCTTGCAACGTTGATTGGAGATTCGTGTGTATTCTTGTACGGCAAAGATAAAGAAAAAGATCGGCAGACGGCGTACGATTTATTTGAAACAAGTGACAACATCACCGTGATCGCCAACGTCCAGATTGCTGGTACAGGCCTTAGTATCGACCGGGTATTCTATTTAATTCTACTAGATATCGGCAAGTCTTTCACCCGAGTCGTTCAAGCGATTGGACGAGGATTGAGAATGTCTTCGGATAAGAAACATGTTGATATGTATGACATCGGAACTAACTACTCATTTGGCGCCGGTCATGCGCGCCAAAGGGCGAAGTATTATTCAGAAGCGCGCTATTCAAACAGGGTCGAGAAGATCAAGTATTGAGACGTCCGTTCTTAATTATTGCACCACACGGGGGTTGACCACTATTAGTGGTTCGACTATGATGTCTTATACACTTGCATAGACTACATAACAAAACATGATTTTAATTGATAAAACAGACGCACCAAGGCCAATAACAACTCTTCAAGACTTGAAGAATATGTCTGAGGGTTTTTGGAACTTCAACCTCAAGCACCAAGACTATTTCTGTACCCCTATTTCTGTAGGTGTAGAAATGCAATCATCATCACTGACACTGGAGGTTGGAGGTAACTTTATTCACCTCCCCGTAGATTGGCATGTGGTTGTCTGTGACAAAGCAACGTGTACGATGGATGTGATCAAGGTACACGAACTTACGAATAGCAATTTCAAGTTGTTTGTTGTGGGTCCTAAACACCATACTGTGATTGATAGTGGATATCGAGTCGTGAATTTTGATCAATCACGGACATTCTTTCACCCCTCCCTCACGAAGCATCAGGTAGTCTGCATTGCAGTTTCACCTACTCGTTGGATCCTAGTATCTCCACATGACTTCTGGCAGAAGTTTTTGAAGAACATGTGTCCGGCCGATTTAATAATGTAACAGGAATCAACATGACAAATAAACTACCACTCACAAAAATTGCGAAGATTAAGCCTACCGTAATGTCACTTGATGAATTCCGGTCGTATCTCAAGGGGATTATGTTCGTCGGAGGAAAGAATTGGGTACCGAATGCTCAACAGTGGTCGGCGATTGTTCAAATTATAGATCAACTGGACATCAAACCAGTTGCTCCTATTGTAAAACAATACCCAAGCGTCGCACAACCAGTGTGGAATTCACCACCACCCATTGAATATCCACAACACGTGAACACATCAACACTTAGTCAATCAACCGGTGAAGATACATTCCCATCATTTGTGTGATATCACGAATACTGGAGGCGTCCTGAGTGGGAGAATACCTTGAATTGTCAGGCCGATTCTTATTGGAATCGGGCATCACTGTTACTTCCGCAAAGCAACTAGAGTCCTCCAATTCTAGTCTGTTGAAGCGGGTGGTACCATCAGCACTCCGAGTATTTTCACTGAGTGATAAACTAAGAGAATTCAACAAATTTGCAATCCAACCAATCGCTGAATTTAGTCCTAGAGATCTTGAATACAATTTCACTCAGGACCTAACGATTCCAGAAGCATTTAAACAAATAAATATAGTAGATGTTCTAAATAACTTACACGGTGACTATATAGTCACCAAAGCTAATTTTGCAACGTACCACACAATATTCAAACAAGAACTTGCTTGGTTTCAAACACACAACAGGATAGATATACTAAGGACTGTGTACTATATTGTACATTCTCTGAAAACCCACAACGTACCTTGGGGTATTGGTCGAGGTAGCTCAGTGTACAGTTATCTTTTGTTCTTATTGGGATTACACTACATTGACCCAATCGAACATGAGTTGGATTACAGAGAATTTTTACGTGATTGACAAATTATCATACACATATATTAAAGGAAATAAAAATGGCTAAGATGATTAAAAGTGCTCGCGGCGAGCTAATTGATTGGGACTTGTTGAATGTGCAGTCGGCAGTGGGAAATAACGTTGCTCCTACTGTTGATGTAGTCAACCCAGTTGAACAAGCTGCTCGCAAACGTATGAAGGCTAGCATGGAAGCTGCAAAGCGCATGGTAAAGCAGAAGGCGCAGGATGAAGAAGCCGCAAAAGCTCGAGCCATCTTAGCATCCATAGAAGTAGTTGTGCCTGAGTCGACAATCGAGCACCCTACAGACACAGTAGAAGCTCAAAATTCATCAACATATTCTTCAAAATCAAAATCAAAATGATTGACCCAATTAAAAATAGCATTCTGTTTCAATTTGATGATGAGGTGCGAGGTGGGCGATTCCACGATGTATCAGAGTCTGGAATTATCCTAGGATCCTCCCATGATAGTCAAGTCAAGGTAGCCCGATGGGGGACTGTTGTTGCTATCGGTCCTGACGTCGAAGATATTGGTGTGGGTGAGCACATCCTGATTGAAGCAATGGGTTGGACATCAGATATTACTGCTGATGGAGTCAGAGTGTGGCGGACTGATGATACTAAAGTACTGGCTGTTGAGGAGTGACACTCAATGGTTACGCTACGTGAAGCGCTTGGTAGACAACTCGCCGCTGGGGCGGTAAAATATAGTACATTTCCAGTGCATGTATTGAATCAGGTGGCACCCACCTTCAACTCGAAATGTCCGTCCCTTTCTATATTGGCGATCAACTCTACAGATATTGATCTATATACGTGGGATTCTGTAGAAGAAATTCCCAACTCTGTGATTCCACGAGTCGTACATCTTCGATTAAAATAACTGCTTAATATGCCACTCATTATACTGCTATCACTGTCCGCGTTTTCATTAGCCGCCGCCTCTGGCTTTTTCAGTGTCGTCGGACTCGCAACTACATTCGCCGGTTCGTTCTGGGCCGTAGTTGCGCTGGGCAGTACAATTGAGTTTGGTAAACTAGTTGCTGTTAGCTTTTTATACAGGTTCTGGGGTGACATAAATGTATTGACGAAGATGCTGCTGATTACCATAGTTAGCCTCGTGATGTTTGTCACGAGCTTTGGGGTGTTTGGTTTCTTGACTCACGCAAACCAGACTGATATGATAGCTCTCAAACAGTCCAACAGTACTCTCGAGTTCTTGATTTCGGAAGAAAAACAACTTCAGATGCGTAAGACTCAGATCGATCAACAAGTATCACAACTCAAAGATACGGACGTATCAGGTAGGGTGAAGTTGAGTAAACAATTCTCAGCTGAGATATCGACAATCAACAAGCGGTTACCTGTAATTGCGATTGAAAAGCAAAAATTAGCTAGTACTCAAATCACTCAACAAGCGGATGTTGGACCAATGATATACCTAGCCAAGACATTTGGATACGACGTTGACGTAGCAGTCACGTGGTTTACAATACTCTTGGTATTAGTGTTCGATCCACTGGCTGTGTTGTTGACTATATGCACCAACATAGCAATTGCTAAGCGAGCTGAAGATAAGGGTATCGATAAGATTCCTGTAATTGTTCAGAATGTTACTAGGGTGGATCCGATTGCTCCACCAGCTACCATGAAACACCAAGAACCCCCCCTACCAGTGGAACAGGTTATCAGTAAGCCGAGTTGGACAGTGAAATTCAACCAACTCTCGCCACAAACTCCAGCGGATGTAAAATATACATTTTCGGATCCCATAATTACCCCTGGAATTACTAGCCCTACTCTCGAGCCCCTCAACATAACACTAATGCAATCAGACTGGACTCACTTCTCAAATAAAATTAAGAGTGATGATGAACTCTCGGCAAAAATTGCGCAGCTGCAGCAGTACATTGCGGATCTTGAATCGAGGAGTGATCCATTGACATCTGATGAACAAATCCTGAAAGAGCGTATAATAGCATTCATTCAACGTAAACAATCAGAATCAATGGATCAAGAAGCATGAAAGAATTATGGGTATCAAAGTATTCACCGACAAATCTCAACGAATACACATTTTCTAGCCCTGAAATCAAATCAGTAATCCGAGAATTTGTAATTGAAAAGTCTATTCCGCACTTGTTATTAGCAGGTTCTCCAGGTACTGGCAAAAGCACACTGGCTGAATTGCTGATTTTAGCGTGTAAAATTGAACCGCAGGATGTATTGATTATCGACGGATCTAAAGACAATGATGTCAATACCGTTCGAGATCGGGTGATCAATTTTGTGATCACTTCGGGGTTTGGTGATATGAAGGTTGTGTTGATTGAGGAAGCAGACCGGTTATCTACTGCTAGCCAAGACACACTCCGGGAAGTAATGGTTCGTTACAGCGATGACGCTCGCTTCATCCTTACCGCGAATCATCCTCATAAAATCACACCAGCCCTCAAGTCTAGGTGCGGTGAGACGATTAATTTCACCTCACTCCCTTATGCCGCTATGGTGAAACGAGCTGTCACTATATTAGAATCCGAAAATATCGAGCACGAGCTTGCTGATGTCGAGGCAATAATTAAAAGTAAGTCCCCTGATCTTAGAGCCGTAATTAATACGCTACAACAAAGGTGTGTTCGGGGTAAGTTGCTATCTTTCTCTTCTGACGATAAGCAGTCGGACCTGGTTGATATGTTTCTGACATCTAATTATTCAGAGATGATTGCCCGAGTGACGAGAGATATGTCACCCACTGAATTGAGTTCGTGTTACACAGATCTATTCAATGCTCTTGTTGTTCATCCTGTGATTTCGGAGGACTCTAATAAATTCGACAGGGCACTCATCGCAATCGCACAATATCAATACCAGCACTCTTTCTCTGCAGACCCTGCTATTTGTGTAGCCGCGCTTATTTCTCAATTCCGATTAATCGAACAATAACCCATACTATGTCACACACAACACTTCCAGATTCTATCACTTCTCTTATCACCAAGACCAACCCCAACGACAAAATTGCGTTCGCACGGCGGGTGGCCAATTTGGATGAGTGGGTAACATCTACAATCTCCCCAATTGAGACACAGATCACAGATCTTCGTGCAAAACTGCTGCCCCTTTACGATCAGATGGATGTACTTAAAACCGACGCTGCAGAGTTTTGTATCCACTCACCTGAGTTGCTGACTGTAATTAGTAGCAACGAAGATGGTGAACCGGAAACAATCAAGTGCAAATTTTGTTCTATGATATTTCACATTGGCGATGAGTGAGGTCACACTGTTCCAGGTCCTGGATCAACTCAATCAACACAATACTACCATAACACATGCACTCACTGAAAGCGAACAGAAGAAGTTCGCTCCTCTTGTGCTAATGAAATGGATGTTCTATAGTGGTGTTGCGCCGATTACCCTTCAACGAGTGAATGCAAATTTCTTCCAACACACTGGGCCAATGCAACTGTCGTTATTAGGTACGGCTGGAGGAGCACCTAAGCATCCAAGGTGGAAGTGGATTAAGTCGTCCGGGGGGAAGGCACAACAATCTGAAGTGTTGATCGATGCTGTTATGAATGAATACCACATCAACCGATCTACGGCGCTATCAGTACTAGAC